CCTTGGATTCTGCAATGCCTAATCGAAACGCCATCGTTTACTCCTTACGAGTATTTATATCACTATCAGAAGAAACTGTCAAGAGTTGCAGTGCCATATTTGTCTGCAACCTTATTTACATTACTAGAATTGTGATTGACACTAGCTCCATTGTAATATGGTATCTGATTGGATACCGTATATGAAGTCTCACCAGCACGTTTAATCTTCCACTGTAAGTCAGTACCCTTTGGATATGGTAATGTCCAATCCATGTTACTTTTGTCGCTTTTTAGATACTTGCGTGTCTTTTTATTCATAGGATAGATGTAACGAAACTGTTTACCCCATACACGATTGAACCCTAGTTCACCCATCTTAGCGTCACTAGGTCGAGGGCCATACTTGGTATCTTCACGACCCATCTCTTTCTTCATCTTACGTTGTATGGTGCGAAAGTGAACCTTCTCACCCTCATCAGTGACATAAACATCACTCCATATGAATCCGCCATAGAGGAAGTTTCCTGCCTGATAGACATATCCAGGCTTACCCACAATACCGTCTGCCCATGTGTAGAGATACCAGATATCTGGTGTGTTTTGTTTCATCCATTTGATTGTGGCAGACATCATCTGTGTCTCACTGTTGCGTGGCATCTTTTCATCCATACACATCTTACCAATCTCATAGTAATGTGATGTGGTTAGTTCTGGGAACATCTTCTTGATTGTTCCCATTGGATTCGTACCCCAACCTAGTGTGAGAATGCCGACAAGCTCATCTTCGTGGTATGCACCAAGATAATGTTTTGTGAGTTTAGGCATAACTGGACTATAGTGACGCTCTTGAACAAACAAGGTGGCGACTCTATAGTCCACTGGTTTCATTAGCATCCCACAGATTCTTCCTCAAAATCTTCTGGGTGTTCTTTGATCCATTCAACTTCTGACATACAGAATTCCCAAACCTTATCATTGATGATTTCCCACATTTCTTCATGGAATGTATCTTGTGCCTCATAATCAACCCACTCTTCTTCTTCCTTGTTGTAGGATTCTTCAGTCAGAGTTTCAGATTCCTCAATCACCATGTCAATGATTTCATCATAGTCATATTCGACAGTTTCATAAACATAGTCACTGTAGAATACATCAGCACCGACAAAGTTGGGGCCTTCATCCTCATAGGTCATCGTTGCAATGATTTTAGGATCGTATTCCTTTAGGATTTCTAGAAGTTTGACTACACCCTGTGTTGGTGGGCCCCATGCTGCTTCACCATTGAAATATGGTTCACCTTCTGCATCATAGTCCTCAAAGTAACTCCACTTTGGGCCAATGTTTGCAGTAGTCCATTCATACTTCTCTGTCATCTCATAGGTAGTATCACCCTCTACGAACATATCAGAGAACCATTTGTGTGGAGCATCCTCACGAATACGTCCAAACATCTCTTTTAGTTTTGCCTTTGCAGCATCGTTGATTTGGTGAAAGTTCACCGAAAAATGCACATGATTTGCCATTATACAGAACTCCCCTTACCAAATGGTTCTGACGTTGATGAATCAATATAGTCACCGTTAGTCTGATACTTGCGAGTTACAGTTTCTTTTCGCAGAACACCACTCACATAGCGATATGTTGTAAGTGAATGACTCACAACACCTTGTGATTCTAGTGCATCAAATGCTGATTTCAGCGGGCCATCTTTTGCAACCATTATTCAGTCTCCTCTTCAATAAGTTCATAATCAATTTCATAACCACCCTTACGGTCAGTCCACAAATCCTCTTCAGAATCTACACAGTCTGCACCCCATACGACTTCCATGAACATATCAGATTCTTCATCTGTTGGTTCATCGCCATATGGTTCTGGGGCATGGAAACCACCGCCTTGGTGTGATAGGATTTCTTTGAACCTGTCTACTGTCAGGCCCTGTTCTTCAATCCACGAATTGTCTACTGACATAGTTTTGTAGATTGTCATTTGATGGTATTCAGTTTGTTTAAAGTCTACGGTATCACTCATAATTATCTCCGTTTGCCCGTTGATGGGTCGTTTACTTCACTTGTGGACAACACTTGTAATCCACCCTTGTTATACGCTTGTCCAATGACAGCGTTGCCAGTATACACTGGTGTCTGCTTTCTGAAACCATTACCTACCTTATCAGATGTAGGAATGGCAGGGGAGCAGGGAGTCGAACCCCGGCTGAGTGGTTTGGAATCACTAGTGCTACCGTAACACCTCTCCCCTTTAGGAACGTAACCCATACGTTTCAGAAACTTTTCATGTTCTGCTTGTGCTGCCTGCATTTTGGCAGTAACCCTTTTAGGTTTTCTTTTCTTCTGATTCGTTGTCGTGTAGTACACCGGCAACATATGCATTCCGCTCATTATAAATCGCCTCCATTAAAATGTCCATCGGCAGATTGTCGATAGATTCACCATGCTTTTCTGCAAGTTCAGTTAGTGTCAATGCATTGTTCTCCTATGTTGGCGAATCAATGAATTTAGAACATTAGTCCAATAGTTCCTTGCCCATTCAGACATGACTCGTTCTTCCAACATATGGTACACAACGTCTATACGTTTGTGTAATAGTTCGTTATTAACCATTGATAATCTCATACGCTTCTGATACAGCTTCAAAACCATATCCACCAATATGCCAGTCATATTCCTCAGTAGGAATTCGTCCATCTTTCCAATTGTAGATGGAAAACTTGACAGGCGAACTATCTTCTTGAGGCACCATAACAGTCCACTCGCAGTTTACCTTTTCATAAGGGTCTGCATCAGTGTATGTAGGTTCTCCAAAAATCTCAACCAACTTATCATAGGTTGTTTTGATTTTACCTTGTAGCGAACTCATGTTCATATTCACATCTGTTTCAAAGTTTTTCATATTACTCTCCCTTCATTACAAATTCAGGCATTGGTGGGAAGTCAGTTCCCATCACAAATGCATCACAAATGTCAAACTCAAAGTCCTCGCCTTCGATTGCAATCGTCAGTGCCAACTCTTCTTTCGACACATTCATCTTTTCACAGTAGGCGTCCATCGCCGTGTAAAAAACATCAGAACCAAAATATTGTATCGACATATCTCTCACTCCTATTTCTTATTATAAACTATAATACCACCAATCGCTGCGATTGTCAACCCCAAAATCAAACTAATTGCCATTTCGCCAGCAGTGTTTGCATATTCCATGCATTTGCCGTCACAGTCTCCGGCACTACCAGCCATCATAAGCAAACCAACAATAATCATAACCATTCCAGTAATATTCAACATTTCTCTCTCCTTACACAGTCTCAATCATACAACCAAATGTCTCTTTAATGACAAAGGTAAAGTCAGTACCTTCTGCCATCTCATTCAGAACCATTTTCTCTTCTTCTGCATTACCCAAACATTGATGGGTAGCAACGATAATAGGTTGTTGATCTGGATGACATTCCAGAATCGCAAACCCTTGAATTGGATGTCCAACATTATTAAACATAATCTTACCTCTCTCTAGTTTAACTCGTGGTCTTGCCATGACCACTCTGATACTCTATCGTCAGAAGTTCTTCCAGCAAATATCAAAGTATCAGTATCCCAATCTATGTCACCATGACTACGATGGTCATGCCAACGATGAACAAAGTCTATCTGCCATATGCGAGAAACAGTTTGTATCTGGTCATCTGTCATACCGAAAACATGAACTGCCATTTGCGAATCACTCCTCACTTTCTATATAGATCATACCTGTTTTCACAACAAATGTCAAGGGCAAAAATCACTTTTTTAGCACTTTTTTCAACTTTTTTATCAGTTCATCTACACTATCTTCATCTGCTTGATATCGAATACCGATACCACCAGCACCAATCCAGCGTTTGATGTTATCTGGTTTATCGTCTACTAGGATGTTTGGTTTACCAGTTAGACGATTGATAGCATACTTGTGTTTATTACCAGTAAAGATACATTTCTCTACATCAGGCATAAACCCATGACGTTCTAGCCATACTCGTTTCCAGTATGCAGAGTTCATCGTATCTCCACGCAGTGGTGAAGAACAGATTCCCCAATCACCAGTAGAGCGAACAAAGTCTATCAGTTTTTGTGTTGTTGGGAAAACATCAATCCGATTGAAGAAGTCGGTGTTTCGAGCCTCTACCAAGGCACGTTCCTTATCCTTAATCGACTTCCAATGTGTTACGTTGTTTGCATTTGCAAACGCAGTAAAGAAGTCTGCAATCACTCCATCCATATCTAAGTATAAAGTCATATTTTATCCCTTCACTTTCTGCCGCATTGCAGCCATCTTATAATAATCTTCTAACCATTTCTCAGGCGACTTGATGGTCTGAGAAACACTCATCTTTACTTTGTGGGCACGAAACTGTCGTTTGAGTTCCTTTGCCACTTCAGTTCCTAAGAACCTTGAAATCAGTTTAACCAGTGTCTGGCGAAACGGTAGGTCGTGGTGCATATGTCCAGCAGTGTGTGCAAGTTCATGTAGGACAACCCACTTGTTCATTCCACAACTTGGTTGCAGTGCAACTCCACGCCATGATGCCTGTCCAGCGACACGAGCATTGTAGTTTACAGTTTTCATAATTCGTAGAGCAGGGTCAGACTGTCCTCGTTCAGTAACTAACGATTGATAAGTCTTAGACTTGACTACTCGTTTGAAAAACTTAGTCACCTCTTTTTCAGTCATAGACTGTTTGCATTCTGGGAACTTACGTTCAGTAGCCCACTCTGATTTGTAGACTTTGTTCCGTCCACTATCAACATAGGAATTCTGAAGGCGTCCAGTTTTCTGTTGTTTCAACTTCTTACCAACATAGTTCGCATACTTGTTTGCAAGATCGTTACCCATCTTGTTAGTAGCAAGGGCGGCTTTGTAGGCGTCTGTAGAACTATAGAACATATTCTCTCCTTTTCTCACTTTCTATAGTCATGCTATCATGTTCTAATAACAAAGTCAAGAGAAAAAGTAAAAAAAAGACCCTGTAAAAACAGGGCCTTATGATTTTTTTTGAAATTATTTACGGTTTTTATCGTTTTTTCTTAGCAAGTTCCTGTGAAATCCACCTCTTTGCAATGTGATTCGTTACTTTTTTCTTAACCAACATTGCGATTCGCTTCCATACCTTTTCAAAAACATCCTCACCAGCATTATTGTTATCAACGATAATCATACTGCTACTACCAAACAGAGATTGAAACTTACCAATGTTCTTTTGAACACCTTTCCACATTTCCTCAACCTGTTTTTCTGGCAAGGTGCGTTTTCTCATTTTGTTTCTTTCTTGTGCAGTTTCGAGTGATGTGTTTACAAAAACCATGTAACACTCATAACCAATGTTTTTCAATCCAGCAACTTGTTTTGCAATCTTGTCATAGTCTTTACCAGTGCCATCAATGATAAGTCCAAGTCTACCCTCTAAGAAGTTACCTTGCATACGTTTAGTAACACCTTTTGCTCGCACACGAATCTCTTGTCCTTTGTCTGAAAAGATATCCTCTGGTGTAGTTTCCAGCCCAGCGTCATTTAACATCTTTTCATAGATATCATCACTATTGACAATCTTCATACCTAATCCACCAGTGGTGCGCCTAACAACGTATGATTTACCGCTGCCGGGCCCACCAGCTAGGAAAATTGCTTTAAAGATATTGGGATCATAAACTCCCTCTTGCAACTCCGTAAATGTTTTCATGTTTTATTCCTAACAACTCCATAGTTCGTTTTGTATAGATTTCTTCATAGTATTTAGTTTCCTCGTTTTTCTCAATTTCTGTTCTTCTGCTGATTTGTTTTTGAAAAGACATTTTCTGAAGTCGGTTTTTGAGTTTTGAAGTCATGTGATTCCTCTTTCTATGGTTAAATTTTCATAACAAAGCGAGTTGTTGTTTGGCCTCCTTAAAATACAATATCGCCAGGATCTGATGATCCTCTTTGCACGATTTCTTCTGTTGAATTACCACCATCTGTAGCTGTTACACCACTGGATGGATATGCCACTTGAACTGTATCACGAATACAATCCAAGAGAATTTCATGTCTCATTTGTCCAACACCCTTTGTGAACTCATGTTTTAGTTTCCTAACAAGGTATCTACCAGTAAGATATGGGTCTTGAGCAGACTGTGCGCCTGTTTGATTCTTGAGAATAATCCCTACCAAATCCCCAGCTTGAATTGTAGTGTTGCCAGGCACTTTTATTCTTAAACTAACAGCGGCATCTAGTGATGAAAATCTAGATCTTCTTCTTTGCAACCACAAGTCTGTTCCTCTATAGTTATTTGGTTCTCCATGTGCTGGGTCAAACAATCCCTCTTCTACTTCTCTTTCAATTGGCTGAACGTGAAGTATGGATTGTGGATAGTCTGAAATTTTATTTCCATATTCATCTGTAGCCAAAGAAGCAATTGGTGATTTTGCTGAACCATACGCATTGAATTCATCTACATGAATATTGTTATCAAAATCATCCAGATACTTATATTCATAATGTTTATATGATTTATTAAATACATCAACAAGAAGCAAATCAGAAGCATACATTCCAGAACGTGTATTTAAGATTGTATCTGTAGAGTTTGTTATTTCATAATCAAGAATGTTTGTTAGATTAAGAGCAACATTATTAACATCATCGTTTGGTGTTACTTCTCTAAACACCATACGAGGGTTCTTTCTGTCCATCATACTGTCGATAGTTCTGAAGTAGTAACCTTTAATAGTTTCATAGAATAGAAAGGTTGGAGCAAAGTTATATTCTTTTGATAAACATCTTTTAGCAACCGTGTTAATAAAATCAAAAGGCCGTAGATTAGGT